AATTACCGCATTGTCAGAAGCCATTTGCTTCCACTCATTTAGATATGCCACAACTTTTTGTCTTGGCATAGCAAGCTCTTTAGAAATCTGGGTAGGCTCAATTCCCTGTAGATACTTTTCTACAACCTTATTTACCTGGTCAAGGTGTTCAATCAGTTGTGCTTCCGTTGACACGCTTACTCCTCTTGCCTCTAGTTGGTATACGCTTTACACGGTCTACCTTGAAAGAACGAAATACCGATGGAACCTTGTTGATAATCTCAAAGCAGTCTACCCATACAGCACCAGTTTCAACATTGGTTACAAGATAGTCAAACTTAAATTTGCCACCGTGTTCATCCTTTACTTTAATTATATCACCACGAGAGATTTCAAATCCGTCAATTAGCACTGTATCTTGTCTCTCAAACTTTTTAGAAATTTGTGGTGCTACATATTTGCGTTTGCGTCCCATTACTTATACTCTCCCTGTAGTCGTTTAATTTCATCTTGAATATAGAAGATAGCCTTTTCTAAATCTTGAATAGTTTTCTTCTCGTCCTTTAGTCCAGCTCTCCACAAATATTTGAAGGCATTGCCAATGTTGAAATTGCGATGTCTGGTAATTTGAATACACTCAACACCGCTGGGGTCAGAGGTGTAGTGTGGTGGATGATTTACTTGGTCTACTGTAATCTTTAGATTGTCACTCATTATATTCCTTAGTTTGGCAAAGCTATTTTTTCATCTACAGAGAATACTAGTGCTACCTGTTCTCCTGGCTTTACCTTAAGGTCAGCAATTCCTACCTCGGCAAAGTGCCAATCCTTTTCTGCGGTGCGAACAAGCAAAGCCCAGTAAGCAAACTCTGCTGGCATTTCAGCACAAGTCTCACGGTAGTCTTTGTGGTCACCAATAATTTGGGTTGCGGTTGGCAAGCCATTTACACGACAAACAATTTGAAGACCGTATTTGTCAGTTCCAATTATTCCGTAACCAGCAGCATTAAAAACAGTCATAGCGTCTAGCTCTGATTCTACACTTATACACTGAGACTTTTTCTCATTCTTTAGTGATTGAAAATCAACAATAACGTTGACGCAATCTGCTGGTGTTGTTTGTACTGTGCATCCAGAAGTGGCTAGTGCCAATCCTACTGTTAGTCCTAATGCTAACTTTTTCATCTCTTTGATTTCCTTAATCCGAACTTGGCTAGATAAACGTAAATAGTTTCTACGCTAGTACCGCATTCCTTTGCTATTTCTTGAGGCGTTTTCTTGTCGATATGGTAACGCTTTTTTAACCATGCTTCACTAGTATACAGCTTACTTGCCATTTTGTCAATACCCAAATGCCTTATCCCAATTTTGTAAAGCCCAATGACCAATTGCACAGGCATCTGCAACATCATCATCTGTCAATGCTTTATCATAATTGATATTAATATAGTTTATTGTTCTCTGTTTGCGAATATTACGTTCTTCATTTTTAAGCCAGGAAACTGACTTACCAGGATTTGCTTTTAAAATCGCTGCCTTTTCTTCTTTAGTTAGTTTTTTATTGCCAATGTAGTTCTGCCATGTCATGGGAGATACTGAGCCAATTTTCTTTACCCCTGCAAGTCCTGCAGCCCCCAGTAAAGCTCCTTGTATGGTAGCAAGTTGTGCAGCAGTTTTGGGACTATTCATAAAGACCGTATGCTCAATAATGATTGCATCAAAATCAAACTTATCAAAAAATGCTTTTGTTTTCTTGGCAGCATCCATAACTTTGTCATAAGTTGTAATGCCTGAGAAGTTAATTTTTCCACAAGAAATAATTTTGTTACCATCAAATATGGCAAAAGCCAAGGTGTTTGTACTGGCATCAATTGCACAGAACTTTCTTGGCTTTGCTTTTAACTTATTAAGATTCATCGTTCATCAATTTCTTAATGTCTTTTAAAGCTTTTGATACATCTTTTGGATTTACATCACATAATTGACATAACTGGCTATCGTTATATACTGACAATAATGCGTTGCAAGACTTACAAAATCTTTTTGTGGATGCCCTTTTCTTTGCTCGTTCCTGAATGTATCGTTGTGCAATCTTTTCTTTGGTTGCTTCTTGTCTACATTCAGCAGAACAATAGATTTGATATTTTACTTTTTGAGTAAACTTGTGGTCACACCACTCACAATGCTTTATCATCCAATGGCTCCAGAGATTTGATTTTAATCACTCCAGAACCAGCATCTGCACAGGCTTGTTGAATAGGACAAGTCTTGCAAATCTTAGAATTTGAACGGTAGTTCTTCTCTGGCAGGGTTTTATCTTCCCAAGCCTTTCGAACATTTCGCATCCATTCAAAAGCGTTCTCTACCCACTTAAAATAGTTTTCATTCAACTCAACAGGAAGAATAAGCAGTTCATGGTTATTTTTGTTTTCATAAATTAGAATTGCTTTGCTTCTGTTAAGAATCTTCATATAGATAAGCAACTGGATAAGGTGTCCAGTCTTTGGCTTACCTGCAATTTTACGGTACTCAAATCCTTCATGTGGCATAGTCTTGATTTCACCAAGCAGGTCCATACCTTCCCAATCAAGAATAACGTCACCGTATCCAAAGATAGGTGGGTCGTCATAAGTAACCTTAAACTCTGAATCCTTTAGGATACCTGCGTTGCCCATAGCTTCCTGAATACGTTCGTGTGACTTTGTACCAGCAGTCATGTTTGCACCGCCATAGGCATCTGCATTGTCAGTAAACATAGCACCGTCAAAGGCTAGATACCAATAGCGAGGACATTCTCCATGTGAGAATGCAATTGTGCTTGGTGCAAATGTTTTCTTTTGTTGAAACTTGTCTACACGATTTACTGTGTAGCCAGAATTAATCTTTTCTATAAGTGCTTCTTTGTCAAGGAATGATGGCTTAGATGTAATCTTGTCTTCTACCTTGAGCATTACCTGTTGCAATAAACTTTTTGCCATAATGATACTAGCGAGTAATATATTTAAGAGCCGAAACTAAGTTGTTGATTGACTCAGCAGCGGTGTAATAAATATTCTTCTTCGCTCTATCTCCTTTATCTACATTGGTTAGCCAAGTGGCTTTGAAAGACATCTTTGCAGCAATTGCTTGCAAGCGTACAATTTCCACTGTTGCAACGTTTAGTGGAATATCTGGTTTAATAATTAGTTTTGCAATGAACGTGAGTGCTGTAGTCAACTCCTCGTCTTCCATGTATTCGGCAATTTCTACCAAACCATTGACCTGTTCAATTGTTGTTTTTGTTTCTGTTTCCAATTTAAGTCCTTAATGTTGTACTTCTATTATACACTATCAGGTGGTAGTTGGTCAATAATCATCTCTAGCAAGGACAGCTCAATAACAGCGAGGCGAGTCTTAATTCCTGAATCACCCAGTACGACAATAATGATAGGGTCATTGCCGTTGCGGATAGCGTCAGTAGTAGCCTTAGCCCAGACTTCCTTGTTAAGGGTAAAAGATTTACCAACTTCTTTGAAATCGGCTGTAAAGTTTCTCCAAGTGGCATCCCCTTTGTGGGTATTCCTACCAGAGTTCTTGTGCTGTTTAGCACCAATGCGTTTTGACTCATTGCGTTCACTCATAATCCTTCCTAGATTTCTTTGTATTCAAGTTTACCATACTTATATGCTTCTCTGGGCACATCCATGTCAATTGCTTGAGTTCTGGATAGGACCTTAATGTTTTTACCTCAGCCTTGCAGGTGTGGCAAATAAAGACTCCAGAATAGATGTTATACTTCGCCATTGACTTGTGCCTTAATGCTATCCTGTAGGTCTAGGTCTTCACGAACACGGTTAACAAACGCTTCTCTGCCCTGGACTTTAGACCCATCTGGTAGAATGTACCAGGCTCCTGTGCGGTTTACAATGCCCATCATTTCTGCAGTATCCACAAGGTCGCCAATACTATCAACGCCAACGTCCCCACGGAAATAAAAATCGTACTCCCCAGACTGGAAGGCTGGCGATGTCTTGGAAAATTGGACTTCCCAACGAACCTTTCGTCCAACTTTCTCCTCAATGAGTTTATCTCCAACAGCAATCTTTCCTTTAATAGCCTGATTGTCTGAT